TTTGCCTGGTCAACAACGTAGGGAAATTATTGAAGATATACTAGACATTCAAGTTTTCTCTGTAATGAATAGCAGATTAAAAGATAAGATAAGAGAAAATAATGAAGAGATCAAAGACTTAGATTATCAATTACATCTCTTAGATGAGAAAATAGAACTTCAGAAGAAGTATATGTTAGAATTGAAGAAGAAAACAGAAGCAGAGATTGATAAAAAGAAAGAAAAGATTAAGGAATATTCTGAAGAAGAAGAAAATTCTTTAGAAAAAATTCAGAATCTCACAAATGAAGTCACAACTCTATCAACAGAAATGGAAGAGTATTCTAAGAGTTCTAGTAAATTAAAGAAATTAAATACTTTTCTTATCAGGTTGAATACAAAATTATCGTCTTGTAAGAAAGAGCATCAGTTTTTTGAAGACAATCATGTATGTCCTACATGTACTCAAGATTTATCTGATGAGTTTAGATCAGATAAGATAGAAGAAGGAAAGACAAAACTTGATGAAATGAATGTAGGTTATGAAGAACTACAAACTGCAATTAAAGAAGAGGAAGAGAGAAGTGAAAAATTTATAGAACTGTCACAGGATGTCAATACAAAGAACACTACTATAACAAATATAAATTATCAGTTGATGAGCATCAGAAATAATATTGATGAAATCAATAAAGAAATTAAAGAGTTAGAAGGATCTACACCAGATAAAAAAGCAGAGTTTGTTAAGTTAGAAGAGATGTTAGTAGATAAAAAAGAAACTAAGAAAAACTATACTACCAGTAAGAAAGATCGTGATGTGTTACAGGTAGCTACAACTCTCTTGAAAGATAGTGGTATCAAGACTAGAATCATCAAAACATATCTTCCTACAATGAACAAACTGATTAACCAGTTTTTACAGAGTATGGATTTTTATGTCAATTTCACACTTAACGAACACTTTGAGGAAACTATTAAGTCTAGATATAGAGACGTATTCTCATATGAAAGTTTTAGTGAAGGAGAGAAAGCTCGTATAGATATCAGTCTATTACTAACTTGGCGATCTATTGCTAAACTCAAGAATAGTGTTGACACTAACCTACTTATTTTAGATGAAATCTTTGACGGATCGCTTGACCAGTCTGGTACTTCTGATCTTGGTTGGATCTTACGTAACTTTGACGATAATACAAACGTATTTGTTATCTCACACAAAACTATTTTAGATGATAAGTTTGATCGTACCATTACTGTTAACAAGGATAAAAATTATTCTACCTTAGAGGAGACAGTTCACGAAGTGACACATGCACTGGTTGGCTAAGTGAATTTTTAGTGTATACTAAAGTATACCAATCAACAAATCAATGTCTCAGAAAGAAATTAAAGGAAATCTAGCAAGACTACTAGCAACAGAAAATTTAGTAGTGGAGCATCGTAACGTACCAACTGCACAGTTTGATGTAGAACGTAGAGTATTGACTCTACCTAACTGGGACAAAGCAAGCAACATTGTATATGACATGCTTGTAGGTCATGAGGTAGGACATGCATTGTTCACACCTAATGAAGATTGGAGAAAGAAAGTTAAAGTACCACAATCATATGTAAATGTCGTTGAAGATGTTCGTATTGAGAAGTTGATGAAGCGTAAGTATCCTGGTATCCGTAAAAGTTTTTCTGGGGGATATGCTGAACTAAACGCATTAGATTTCTTTGAGATTGCTGATGAAAACCTAAGTGAGTTTGCATTGATTGATCGTATTAACCTACACTACAAGGTTGGTGCATCTGCTCTTATTCCTTTTACAGAAGAAGAGAAAGTATTTGTAACACGTGCAGAAAATACAGAGACATTTGATGAGGTTCTAACTCTTGCTGATGACATTCGTAAGTTTGTTAAAGCATCACAAGAAGAGCAACAGAAAGAATCAAATACTGATGGATCTCTAGATAGCAATTTCAATGGTCAAAACAATAATGACTTTGATTCAGATTCAGATTCAGAATCACAACAACCATCTAATAGTGATACAACTGACGAAGGTATAAACGAAGAGTCTGACATAGATGACCCTAATTTTGATGAGGGTGACTTAGGTGGTTCTGAAGGTGGTGTTCACTGGGAAGGTGAGACTCAAGAAAAGTTTGACAAGAAAACAGAATCATTATCTGACACTGGTTATGGAAGAGATACAACTTATGTTGAGATTCCTGACAAAGTTGATTTAGATAAAGTTATTGTTGATTGGAAAGTTATTCATGATTGGATTGATCAGAATGCAGAAGAAGCAGAAAAAAGACCAGATTCTTGGGATACTAGATTGACTTATGCTGATGTTGATGCTAAGTATCAAGAGTTTCGTAACGAAAACAAGAAAGAAGTAAGTTATCTTGTAAAAGAGTTTGAGTGTAAGAAATCTGCTGATGCATACGCACGTACTTCAACTGCTAAAACAGGTGTTCTTGATACTTCTAAACTTCACACATACAAGCACAGTGAAGACCTATTCAAAAGAATTAATATTGTACCTGATGGTAAAAACCACGGTATGCTTTTCATTCTTGATTGGTCTGGTTCTATGCAGTATGAAATTCTTCCTACTGTAAAACAGTTACTTAATCTAACTGCATTCTGTAAGAAAGTACAAATTCCTTTTGAGGTATATGCATTTACTAATGAGTGGCAGAGAGCAATGCGTGTTATGGAAGGTCAATCACAACCAGATTACTACTACTATCGTGAAAGAAATTACGTAGGTATAGAGAAAGGATACTTGTGGTTAGCAGAAGGTGAGTTTCATCTAATGAACTTTCTTTCCTCTCGTTCTAATCCAAAAGATTATGAAAGACAGTGCAGAAACATCTTCCGTGAAGCGTATGCTTTTTCTTGCAGAAATACTACATACCATTATTCAATAGGACTAGAATTATCTGGTACTCCATTAAACGAAGCAGTGATTATGCTTAACTACATCATTCCTAGTTTCAAAAGACAGAGTGATGTTCAAAGAGTAAATGTTTGTATCCTAACAGATGGTGAATCAAACTCTATTTCTTATGGTTCAAGTCATACTTATGATGATGGAGAAGAGTCTAGAGTTACTCCTAAAACTATAGACTATGGTAACTGTGCATTACGTGATCGTAAGACAGGTAGAGTATATTCTAAAATGGATTATCATTCTGCTACCATAACATTCATTCAGCAAGTTCGTGACAGACATCCAGAAGTAAATGTCCTTGGATTCCGTCTACTACCTCCTTCTAGATTATCTGAATTCGTTGCTCGTTTTGGTTCATATGATAGATATGAAGAAGTACAAAAGCAATGGAGAAAAGATAAGTCTGCTGTAGTTCCAGACTCAAAAGGATATACTGAACTCTATGCTATCTCATCAAAAGATCTTGAGAATGAGCATGAGTTTGAAGTTAAGGAGGGTGCTAAAAAAGGTGATATTACCAGAGCATTCAAAAAAATGCTTAAGAGTAAGTCCACTAATAAAAAGTTACTTAACTCATTCATATCACACGTGGCATAACCAGTTGGGAAAGTGGCACATCACTTTCCCATTTACTTATACCATGAACTATACTTTATATTATACACAAAACAAATCCCATGCCTTTCCAATCAAAATTTACTAACGAAGAACTAATCACATTTCTAACAACAGACGAAGAAGTTGTTACTAGTGATAATGTCAAAGATGCTGCTGAACATTTTGGAGTGAAAGTGCAAAGCGTTACTAAAAGAATTAACAAACTTCCACAGTTCCAAAAAGTTACACGTGGTAAGTGGAATCTAACTGTAGCAGAAAAACTTGAAAAGACATTCAATGCACCTGCTGCACCTGTAGTAGAACAGAATCTTGTACCAGACAAAGATCCAAACTATGTACCATTTGGTAATTACTCTGATGTTAAAAAGATTATTCAATCTAAGATGTTCTATCCTACATTCATTACTGGTTTATCTGGTAATGGTAAAACATTCTCTGTAGAACAAGCATGTGCTCAACTAGGTAGAGAACTTATTCGTGTAAACATTACCATTGAAACAGATGAAGATGATCTCATCGGTGGTTTCCGTCTTGTTAACGGTGCAACCGTCTGGCATGACGGACCAGTTATTCAAGCTCTCAACAGAGGAGCTATCTTGCTCCTTGACGAAGTTGACCTTGCCAGTAACAAAATCCTCTGTCTCCAATCAATCCTTGAAGGTAAAGGAGTTTTCCTTAAAAAGGTTGGAAGATTCGTCAAACCTGCAAACGGATTCAACATCTTTGCCACAGCAAATACTAAAGGTAAAGGTTCAGATGACGGACGCTTTATTGGAACTAACGTGCTCAATGAAGCATTCCTTGAAAGATTCGCTTTGACATTTGAGCAAGATTATCCTACTCCTAAAACTGAGCAGAATATTCTTGAGAAGGTTGCTGCTAATTATGGTTGCCTTGACAAAAAGTTTTGTGAGAATCTTGCTACATGGGGAGACATCATCCGTAGAACATTCAAGGATGGTGGTATTGATGAAGTCATCTCTACACGTAGACTTGTACATGTTATTCGTGCATTCGCTATCTGGCAAGATCGCATGAAAGCAATCAAGGTATGTGTCAATCGTTTTGATGACGAGACAAAGCAATCATTCTTAGAATTATATGATAAGATTGATGCAGATGTAAATACGGAGGAATCTAATGCTCAGTAAAGGAGATTGTAGATTCATTGGCAGTATCGTATCCCTTGAGGATGGTACTGCCAGAGTCCAAAAAGTCCATGAAGATAAAATTATTGTAATGAGACTTGACGGAACTCCTAAAGAGTGCTATTATGATGATATTCAATATGTATGGACACCGTGAAATACAACGAAGATGAACTCCTTAAAGAGGTTTCGGAATACATCTCTAACACTTATAAAGGTCATTACTCTGCTGGTAACGTGCAGACTCTTGACCTAATAGATGCATGTGGTGACGCTGAAGCATTCTGTAGAAGTAATGTTCTTAAGTATGCATCACGTTACGATAGAAAGGGATCAGCACGAAAAGATATCATTAAGATTATTCACTATGGTATCTTGCTCCTTCATTTCAGCGATAAGCAAGAAAAAGCAAATCGTTCAAAAGCAGAAACACCATCTGCATTCTCAGTTGATTATGACAAGTAAATGACAGTAACATTATCAAGAACAACATTAGATGTCCTTAAGAATTATGCAACTATTAATTCTTCAATTGTGTTTAGGAAAGGTAACACATTAAGGACAATCTCAAACGCAGAGAATATTCTCTCTCAATTTACTAGTGAAGAAATCTTTCCTACCGACTTTGCAATCTATGATCTTAGTCAGTTTCTAAGTGGTATCACTTTGTTTGACAATCCTAAACTAGACTTCACTTCTGAAGACTATGTTCGTATTGCAGGTGCAGGTAGGTCTGTTAAATATTATTTTTCTGATCCAGAAATTACTCTTAAGTCTGCACCAGAAAAGAATGTAAACTTTCCAGGTGCAGACATACAATTTAATCTCACAGCAGATGATCTAATTGCATTGCAAAAAGCATCCGCTGTGTATAGTCTTCCTGACATGTCATTCCAATCTAAGAATGGTAAGGTTAGACTACTTTTATCTGATAAAGAAAATGATACCAGTAACACATACAAACAAGATATTGTTGGTGAATGCACTGGTGATTATTCTCTAGATCTTAAGATTGAAAATATCAGATTGTTACCAGGTGATTATAATGTTAAGGTATCCAAGGCATTAATTTCTGAATGGAATAATACCACATTAGATCTTACTTACTATATTGCATTAGAACCATGACCCATCATACAAGAGTTGTTCAGATATCTTTTACTCCAAAGGAACAAGACCTTCTGAAAATTCTTGATGAGTTGGTAAAGTATGATCTTGCTCCAAATAGATCAGCATGGTTTAAGAATCAAATTCGTATGAGATACTACGATCTACGTGAAAAGGGGATTATTACACAAAGTGAAGAATGATTTTTTATGGGTAGAACGATATCGTCCTACCACTGTTGAAGATTGTATTTTACCTGACAGTATCAAGAATGTATTCAAAGGTTTTGTTTCTCAGAAAGAGATTCCAAACCTTTTGCTATCTGGATCTGCTGGTGTAGGTAAAACTACAATTGCTAAAGCTTTATGTGATGAGATAGGTGCATCTTACATCATGATCAATGGATCTGATGAGGGTAGATTCCTTGATACTGTCAGAAACAGGATCAGGACATTTGCATCAACTGTCTCATTGACCTCTGGAGCGTCCCACAAGGTCGTTATTATAGATGAAGCAGACAACACAACCAATGACGTACAACTCTCCTTGAGGAGTGCTGTGGAAGAGTTTCACAGTAACTGTAGGTTTATATTTACTTGTAACTTCATCAATAAAATTATTGAACCATTGCATTCTAGATGCACTGTGGTGGACTTTCGTGTTAAAAACGGTCAATCTGTACAGTTACAAGGTAAATTTTTTGATAGGTTAAGAGGAATACTTAAAGATGAGAAAGTTACGTTTGAAGATAAAGTCTTGGCCAAACTTATTAAGCGGTATTATCCTGATTGGAGGAGGCTTATTAATGAGTGTCAACGCTATGCTGCTAATGGAACCATTGACGCTGCTATTCTCGTTGACGTTGCTGACGTTAATCTTGATACTCTTCTTTCGGCACTAGCAAAGAAAGAATTTACTACAGTTAAATCTTGGGTAGTACAGCACATGGATAATGATCCAAGTAGTGTGATGAGAAAGATATATGATAGTTTGTATGGTGTATTAAAACCATCTTCTATACCAGAAGCAGTTCTTATTATGGCAAAGTATATGAGAGACATAACACTTGTGCCTGATCAAGAGATTAATATGCTTGCTTGCTTAACAGAAATTATGATGAGTTGCGAATTTCGGTAAAGTGTGCTAAATTATAGTAACGATACCGAGGTGGACAATGGAATTAAAAAGACCAAATCCTTACAATGCCAAGAACATTAAAGAGTCTAAAGACACCGCTAAGATATCCAGGAGGGAAGAGCAAAGCAGTACCAAAGCTGTTGCAATACCTCCCAAACCTTTTCCAGGTAAAAGAGTTTCGTGAACCATTTTTAGGTGGTGGTTCAGTAGCATTAGAAATTACAAAAAGGTATCCTCACATTGACATATGGGTCAATGATTTGTATGAACCTTTGTATAATTTTTGGTGTGAACTACAACATCACGGACAAGAACTTCAAGATGCTCTTCTGGGAATTAAAAGTATCTACTGCAATCCAGATGCAGCAAGATGTTTGTTTATATCATCCAAGGAGCAAATAAATGACAGTGATCTCTCAAACCTTGATCGTGCTGTGGCTTTTTATATTGTCAATAAGTGTAGTTTCAGTGGACTTACGGAGTCGTCATCATTCTCTGCACAAGCATCAGAATCCAATTTCTCAACGAATGGAATTGAAAGACTTACAGAGTATTCAGAAATCATTGAGCGATGGAAGATAACTAATCTTTCATATGAAAGTATGTTATGTGATGATAAGAACACATTTATATACTTAGACCCACCATATGATATCAAAGATAACCTATATGGTAAGAAAGGTGAAATGCATAAAAGATTTGATCACGACAAGTTTGCTCATGATTGTGATCAACATACCTGTCCCATGCTGATATCTTACAACTCTGATCAAATTATCAGAGATCGTTTTTATGAGTGGACAGTTGGAGAATTTGCACACACTTACACCATGCGGTCTGTGGGATGCTATAATATAGATCAAGCAACAAGAAAAGAATTAGTACTTACGAACTATGAAATGCGAAGTTAGACTTTACGTAGCAGGTACAGTGTTTACAGAAACTGTACAAGCACGTGATTACCAAGAAGCAAGACAAGTAGCACTTGCTAGAAATCCTAATGCTAGAGTTATGGGTGTCAATGCGTCTTTTAAATAAAGCGTTAACCATCTGGAAGTATGCACTCGGATCATTCTCAGACGACAGAACAAAAGAATATGACAATTACGTGGTTGTGGTACGCTCTGTTATATTCATCAGCTATCTTATCACTAACTGCTTTATTATTAGCGGAGTAATCCGCCACTGGAACAATGTACCAACTGAAAGACTACCTATACAGCATCAA